GGTCGTGCGATGGATTTTCAGATGCGTCAAGCTCAGGTAGATAATCTACAGGCTCAGACGCAGAATACTAAGGTTCGTACTGAAAACGAGTCGTTGCGGTCGGTGTTGTTGTCGCTGTCTGGTCGGACAGGTGAGGCTAAATTACAGCAGATGCAGACGTTGTTTCCGTATGAGGCTGATATCATGCATGGACGTTCTCAAGAGGCGTATCCTCGTTTAATGGAGCAGTTTCAAAAAACTGCTCAAGCTGGGCAGAAGACGTCTGTAGGTCAGCCGTTGGAGTTTGAGCGTCAGCGGTTGGATAATGTGTATAAGTCTTACGAGAATAAGTTGCGTGAGATTGGTGTGAATAGTTCGGATAATCTTTTGCTGCGTGTAATTATTCAGTTGGCGGCTAAGATGGGAATTTCCATCGGAGATGTTATTGAGCAGTTTCGTTAGTTCCAAAAGCCTGTCATTTGTCTGCGCGTCTCGCGAGACAGGCCGCGGTTGTGTGCTGGTCCACACTGTATTGGTTGCTCAGCGTGGTCCCAGGATTTGTTTAACTTAACGTTCTGGGTTATCGGAAACCCTGTATTTTATGGCTTATAGAAAAAGTTCTTTTCGTAGAGGAGGCCGCGGTCGGCGCGGCTTTCGTGGTTCGTCCAGTCGGCGTAGGGGTCGGCGTGTACGTGGTTATACCGTTAGCCGTGGTGGTATAAGGTTATGATTACTAATCGCGACCTGGTTAAGTTTGGGCAGGATGTAGATAATGGCGCGGTTGATCCGCGGCGTATCCTGCTTTCGCGTATTGTTGTTTTGCGTGAGTATTTGCTTGAGCGTGGTAAGGTGTTAGCAGAATTGGAGCGTGAGCTTGAGTTGTTGAATGAGAAGTTTGGTGATCGTTCTCAATTGCATTTGCCCCTTTATTGGGGTGTGCGTACTCGGTGAGTTTATGCGGTGTATTAGTCCTTTGACTGTTCGTGTGTCGGGTCAGTTGCAGGTTGTTCCCTGTGGTAAGTGTGCGTTTTGTTTGATGGCGAAGCGTGCTGATTGGACTTTTCGGATTAATCAGGAGGCTAAAAAAGCGATGACTGCTTTTTTTTTAACGTTTACTTATGGAAACTTTTTTTTACCCATTAGGTTTGTTGTTAATTGGTGTTGTCTTCGCGTGTATCCGTATGAGCATTCGCTTGTTAAATCAGACTGGAGACTTTTCAAAAAGCGATTACGTAAGGCTGTTTATCCTTGCAGGCTTAGGGATTATAGTGTTGGTGAGTATGGCGAGCTTAATGGTCGTCCTCATTATCATTCGATAATGTTTAATATGCCTGCGTGTATTTTGCCAAAGTTGGAAAGACTTTGGGGTTTAGGTTTTGTGAATATTGGTGATGTGAATTTGGCGTCTATCCATTATGTTACTAAGTATGTTATGAAGCCAAAGGGTGAGTATGGAGGGCGTGAGCCTCCTTTTGCGTTAATGTCTAGGCGTCCCGGTATAGGCAGTGGCTACCTGGGATCGCATGGTGATTGGCATCGGGTTGATATGAAGTCTTATTCTCTTGTGAATGGTGTTAAAAATCGTCTTCCTCGTTATTATCGGGAAAAGTTATTTTCGAAAGCGGAGCGTGAAGCGTTTGCGCTTGAGGGAATTAGTGTTAGTATTGCCGAGTATCGCGAGGCTATTGAAGGATTGAAGAAATTTCACGGGGACCCTGAGGGTTATTATTATGAGCGTCTTGTTACCATGTATGAAGCTGCTGTTAAAAGTTTAACTAAATGATTTTATGGCTAAGTTATTTGATAGTGTTAAGATGTCTTCTCCTAAGAGAAACAAGTTTGATCTTTCGCATGAGCGAAAGTTTTCGTTTAACATGGGTGATTTGATTCCGATTATGAATCAAGAGATTATTCCAGGTGATTCGTTTCGTGTGAATACGGAAATTATGATGCGTCTAGCGCCTATGTTGGCTCCGATTATGCATCGTGTGAATGTGAAGACTGAGTATTTTTTTGTTCCCTATCGTTTATTGTGGGACGAGTGGGAAGATTTTATAACGGGTGGTCGTTTGGGAACGAGTGCTCCGGTGTTTCCTAATATGTCTGTTAGTGATTTGTTGACGGCGGATAATGATTTGATGGATAGTGGATCGTTGTGTGATTATTTAGGGTTGCCTAGTGTTCCAGATCAGAATTTAGTTGATGGTGGTGTTGATGGTAATTTTGCAAGTACAAAATTATCTGTTTTGGCGTTGCGTGCTTATCAGTTGATTTATTCTGAATACTATCGTGATCAGAATTTGACGGCTGAGGTTGTTATTCCGAAGACTAGCGGAAGCGTTGGTGGTGGTGATGAGTTGACTATGTTGACTACGTTGCGTAAGCGTTGTTGGGAGAAGGATTATAGTACGTCTGCGCTTCCATTTGCTCAGCGTGGTCCGAGTGTTGGTATGCCTGTTGATGTTATAGTTGATCATGCTGTTGTTACTGCTACGGGTTTGCCGGCTGATATTGGTGCTGTTACAACGGATGCGTTGGGTAATATTGAAGTTGATGCAGGAGCTACTCAGGAGCCAGGGCAGTTGTTAGGTAGTAATGCGACGACAAATATTAATGATTTGCGGCGTTCTATTCGTTTGCAGGAGTGGCTTGAAAAGGCTGCGCGTGTAGGTGCACGGTATGCTGAGTTGATTAAAGGTTTCTTTGGTATTAAGTATTCAGATGCGCGTTTGCAGAGGCCTGAGTATCTTGGAGGTGGTGTGACTCCTGTTCGGATATCCGAAGTTTTGTCTACGGTTCAGCAGGTTGATGAGGCTGGTATTAATAAAGGTAATCCTCAAGGTGATCTGACTGGCCATGGTGTTAGTGTTGGTAACCAGAATGGTTTTAAGCGATTCTTTGAAGAGCATGGTGTTGTTATTGGTTTGATTTCGGTGTTACCGAAGACTGCTTATCAGCAGGGTATTCACAGGATGTGGTTTCGGGAAGATAAGTATGATTATTTCTGGACTCAGTTTGCAAATATTGGTGAGCAAGAGGTAAAAAATAAGGAGATTTTTTATAATGCTCTTACTGAAGTTGTGGATGATGTGCCGTTTTACGATGAAACGTTTGGTTATCAGTCGCGGTATAGTGAATACAAGTATGGTTGTTCAAGTGTGCATGGTGATTTCCGTGGTAATTTGGCGTTTTGGCATATGGGCCGGATTTTTGAAGATGTTGCGTTAGGTATTGCGGCTCCTGTGTTAAATCAGTCTTATGTTGAGAGTGATCCAACGCATAGGATATTTGCGGTTGATGATCCTACAGTACATAAGTTGTGGTGTCATTTATATCACCGTGTTGATGCATTGCGGCCGATGCCGTATTTTGGTACTCCTACCCTTTAAATTATAAAGTTATGAAAAATGTTGAATGTGTTGTTTATCCTGTGTTGCAGGATAAGCGTTTGTATCGCTTGGCGGCTAGTCATGTTAGTCGTAGCGTTGGTTCGAGTATGACGGTGCCGGACGAGACGATGAGTATTAAGGAGATTATGCGTAAGCATGTTTCTGGAATGAATGTATCGCAAGAGTTGTTGAAGATGCCTTTGTATAATGAAGATGCTAGTTTTGATTCGTTTGACTTGGAAAGTTTAAAACGGTTAGATCTGGCCGATAGGTCAGTATTGATTGATGAACTTAAAAAAGTGAATGAGACAGAATTAGCAGCCTTGAAGGCTGCGGAAAAAGCTGTAAAGCTGGAAAAAGCTGAGGCTAAAAAGAATGCCGAGGCTGAGAAAAACCAGGCAGATGCGGCTAGAAGCCATGAGGCTGCCGAATCGAAGAAAGAAGGAGGTACGACTGATGCCCGAGATTCAAAGACCGAATCGCGTAAAGCCGTTTCTGCCTAGCGTTGTTGTGCGCACTACTCTATCTTGATATAATAGTGCGGAGTGACACCTTGTTGATTCTCAATTAGTTAGGTGTCCTCTTAAATTGTCTCATTTTATAGTTCTAAATTGTTATTAATTATGCCTATTGGTGCTCTTGGTGCTGGTTTGATTTCCGGGGCCGCTCAGGTCGGCTCTGGTTTGTTTGGAATGATCGGTGGCTTGCGCGCTGCGAAGAAACAGCGTGAGGCAAATATGGAATTGGCCAAGTATTCTTATAGCCAAGACTTGAATATGTGGAATATGCAGAATTTGTATAATTCTCCTAGTGAGCAGATGTCTCGTTTAGATGCCGCTGGGCTTAATCCTAACCTGGTTTACGGCACTGGGACGGTTGGTAATACATCCGGCCCCCCCCCTAAGTTTAATACGCCTGAGGCGCCTTATTTTGCGCCTAAGATGGACGTGCCTGATGTTCTTGGTCGTGCGATGGATTTTCAGATGCGTCAAGCTCAGGTAGATAATCTACAGGCTCAGACGCAGAATACTAAGGTTCGTACTGAAAACGAGTCGTTGCGGTCGGTGTTGTTGTCGCTGTCTGGT